AAAGGATTGCCTGATAAAATAAAAGAAATGATATTGGGTGAATTACGTTCAGTTAAAGCTATTCAAACTGATTATTCAAAAGTATTAGATGCTATGGAAAAACATTTGGATTTATACAAAAAATCAAAAGGAACTCCAGAACAACAGACCCATTTAGAACATTTAAAAAAATTAACTACACTTAAAAAGAAATATTCGCAAGAATTGGAAAATAAAGTAAAAGGTATATACACCGATGCCGATTTAGAAATAAATGAGATGGGTAGTGGTGATATTCACTTTAAAAAAATAATGCAATACTATAATGACGGAACACCATCCGTTAAGAAGCGAGTTGCGATAATTGTATCTGGTGATAAAAACGCAAGTAAGTCTGATATTATTAAAGATTTACATCAAATGGGATATGATGAAATTCAGGAAACAGAAGAAGAGTTGGGTCTTTCAATTAAAGAAATGACAACATCCGATGCAGCAGGACCATATAACACCCCATTCGCATTTGGAAAACCTGAAAATGAAAAGAAAAAAGGAAAACGTTTTGCAGATTTGACAGGATATACTAATGTAGATGAAAACGCTTCATCTAAATATGCAGTAGTTATTACCGAAAATCGTTGGGTAGAACTCAAAAGAGAAGATTCACCTGCTACTACTAAAATTGGAAAAGGAATATCAAACATCAACAAACAATTGGCAGAAATGGAAAAGTTTTTGAATTGGTATGGTAGAATTAAACTAGAAAGCGGAATATCTAATGAAAATTTCTGGAAAAGAACAAATACTAATATTTATAAGATAAAAGAGAGACTCATTAAATTAGAACACCAAATTCGTAAAATATCACAATAATGAAAGTAAAACAATTAAAAGAACTTGTTAAGCAAGTAGTGAAAGAAGAACACGAATATCAACAATTGTTTAAACATATGTTAGATAAGACGGGTAAAGATATTAACTCTATGAGTGATGATGAGAAGAAGAAATTCTTTAATGCCGTAGATAAGGCATACAAAGCAAAATCGGAAGGTAGATTAAGAGGATATAACGAAGCAGAACTAACTGCAGGTCAAAAGAAAATTGATGTTGATGGTGATGGCGAGATTGAGGGTTCAGATTTGGCAAAGTTAAGAGCTAAAAACGAAGGTAAAAAATTAAAATAATGAATAAAGGATTATTGATAGAGACCCATTTGTTTGAAGCAAAACTTCAACAGGAAGAAAATGGAACTTATTTGGTTAAGGGGGTTCTTCAAAGAGCGGGTGCTCCAAATCAAAATAATAGAAGATATCCTAAAGAAATTTTAGAAAGAGAATGCAAAAAATACGCACAACTTATTAAGGAAAGAAGAGCATTGGGTGAATTAGATCATCCGGATTCTCCTGTAATTAATTTGAAAAATGTTTCACACAATATTAGAGAAATTTGGTGGGAAGGTGAAGATGTAATGGGTTCGGTTGAAATTCTTTCTACTCCATCTGGAAACATTCTTAAAGAACTTTTAAAAAATAATATCCGTTTAGGTATATCATCGAGAGGATTGGGTTCTGTTAAAGAAATGACAGATGGTACAGTGATGGTTCAGGAGGATTTTGAATTAGTTGGTTGGGATTTTGTATCAAATCCATCTACACATGGTGCATTTATGGCACCTGTAAACGAATCAAAACAATGGGCTAAGTTAGCGGATGAATGTGGTAAGTGGTGTAAATCACAAAACCTTATGAGAGAAATTATAATTGAATTAAACTAAAATAAAAATGGCAAAATTAACACAATTTATTCCCATAAGCATGGGTTCTTTAAAGAAAGAGAATGTGACAAACCGAATTCAAAAAGAAGAATTAGAGGATATGGATGTTTCATTACCACCGCAAGTTGACAGATTTTTAGGAAAACTGGTTGATCAAATTAAAGGATATAGTTTACCGAAGAAAAAAGAGCAATTGATTGTTGCAAGAATAATTGATGCATTGGGAATGGATAGACAACAATTGATGATGGCGATTGCTAAGATTAAAAAATCAGGTGTTTTAAAAAAATAAAAAAATGATACGATTAAAGGATATTTTAAAAGAAACCGAAGAGTTTAAGCAATTACCTACGGAAATAAAGAGGCATTTTTTAGAAATAATTTCAACATACAATCAGCATAGAGAAGGTATGAGTAGAAAATCTGATATTATGCAAATTGCAGAAACATTGGGTGGAATTGCAGATGCTGCACAAGAATATACTTTAAGAGAAGGTGGTGATTGGTTCGATAGAGTTACAATCAAACGTAATATGAACGAATTAAAAAAATTACAAACAGGATTTGAAAAAGAAGCAGTTGAGGCACAATCTCAACAACAAAGATTAGAAGCTTTATATGAAGATATGGGACACGTTTTAGGAAGATACTTTGAAATAGCAGATTTATCAGAAGATGTTATGAAACAAAGATTGGGATTAAGAGAAAATAAAAAATCCAAAAAATAATGGAACAATTTGCATCATTATTTTTTCATAGTAGAACGCAGGCACACGCATTTCATTTAGGAGTAAAAGGGCCAGGAGCATTTTCAACACATTCTGCACTGCAAACATACTATGATAATATAATAGCTTTAATAGATGGTTTAGTAGAATCATATCAAGGAAAATATGGTTTAATCAAATTTCAAGCAGTAAACGGATTAGATACTAATTGTGATATTAAAAACATAATTTCATATTTTCAAAAATTATGTGCAGCATTGGATAAGTTAAGAAAAGATGAAAAATTGCAATCATCGTATTTACAGAATCAAATAGATGGCGTAGAGGAATTATTATACTCAACACTATACAAATTAATCAATTTATAGTAATAATATGTAAATAATATTTACACCTCAAAGAAATTTGAGGTTTTTTTTTACTTTTTTAAAAAATCTACATACTTATTATCAAATATTCCATTCCTATATGGAATTACTTTTTAGAAATAGTTGATTAATGAATACCCTTTGATATAAGGTGTGACCGAACAATCGACATAATATCATTGGAGTTCCTTTCTAAATAACTTCACAAACACATTTAAGAAAAAATGGCAAATTCAAAATTATTGAAAGAAGCAATCGCTGATGCCAAAGCAGTTAAAGAAACGGCTTTAGCAAACGCAAAATTAGCACTTGAAGAAGCATTTACACCAAGACTACAATCTATCTTATCACAAAAATTAAGAGCAGAAGCAGAAATGGAAGATGATGCAGAACAAGTGGACGAAGAGTTAAGTTCAGATGGCATTGGTTCTAAAACCGATTCTGGATACGCTGAAACTCCTGGTGCAACCCCAACTCTAACTGCACAAACTGATTTATCGGTAGGTGTTAAGAAAGATAGTGGTAAGCCTGAACAAGCTGGTACTGATTACAAAAAAGTAGCAGACATCAACGAAGAAGATGATTTTGATTTCGGTGGTGAAGAAGAAGAAGAAACTGATAACTCCGCTGAAATTGCAGAATTAAAAGCAAGATTAGCCGAATTAGAAGGTGATGAAATGGGTTCTGATGGGTCTGGTGAAGATGAAGAAGACGATTTCAACTTTGGTGAAGGAGAAGGTGGTGAAGATTATGATGTAACTGGATCAGAAGAAGAAGAAACCGAAGATGATATGGATTTAGAAGCTATCATCAGAGAATTGGAAGCACAATTGGGAGATGACGAATCAACCAAAGAAGAGCCTGCAATGGGTGAAGAGTATGGTGAAGAAGGTGAAGAAGAAGTAGAAGAAGGTGAAAAAGAAGTAGAAGATGATACTATCGATTTAGAAGAAATTCTTCGTGAAATGGAAGCGGATATGACAGATGATGACAAAGAAAAAGTTGAAGAAGGTGAAGAAGAAGATGCCGAAGAAATGAAAGCAGATTTACAAGAAGCTTACAAGACTATCAAATCATTACAAAGAACAATTAACGAAGTGAACTTATTGAACGCTAAGTTATTATTCGCAAACAAATTATTCAGAGCACACAACATGACTAACGAACAGAAAGTTAAGGTTATCGAAACTTTGGATAGAACAAAATCAGTAAGAGAAGTTAAATTGGTGTATTCTACATTAGCAGAGAATTTCAAATACACTTCTTTTACATCAAAAGCTAACAAAAAATCAATCACAGAAGGCATTGCGAGTAAGGTAACAAAATCTACTAAACCGTCTGTATCAAAACAAGTAATTGTGGAAAATACTCAATTATCTGATAGATTTAAAAAATTAGCAGGAATTTTAAAATAATTATTAACAACTAAATTTAAAAGTACATAAAATGAACTTACAAAAATTAATGAATGGCAATAACCCACAGAGTGTCATGCTTGAGCAAACTAGAGGTTTGAAAGCAAAATGGGAAAAAACTGGTTTGCTTGAAGGAGTAAAATCAGAAACAACTAAGCATGGTATGGCAGTATTGCTAGAAAATCAGGCTAAACAATTATTGGATGAAGCTACCAGAACTGGTACATCAGGTGGTTCGGAAGAATGGGCAGGTGTTGCACTTCCATTGGTAAGAAGAGTATTCGGTTCTATCGCAGCGAAAGAATTCGTTTCGGTTCAACCAATGAACTTACCATCAGGTCTTATTTTCTACATGGATTTCAAATATGGTTCAAATCCAGCAGGTAATCCAAACTTTACAGGTTCTTCTTTGTTCGGTAATGGTGGAACTTTTGGTAAAGATTCACAATCTCCAGCAGGTAACAAATTAGGTTCAACTCAAGCCATATCAGGTGGTTTATACGGAGCAGGACGTTTTGGATACACAATCAATAACGCAACTGCGGCAAAAGCTGCAACTGTTTCTTCTGCTTCTTTAGCAGATCTTTCGTTTGATTTATCTGATTCTGTTATTTCTGCATCTTATGTAGCTGATAAATTAAGAAAATTAACAGTTTCATTACCATCTGATTCTGACTTTAATGGTATAAGAGCATTTGAATTAATTCAGTCTGCTTCTGGATATAACACAATTCCTGCATTGACGGTTAAAAGTGGTGATAACGTATCTTTTGTAGTATCGTATACTTCTGCAAACCCATTAGCAGGTTTTGCAACAGTTGGTTCAACTTTGTACTACCATGTACAACCAACTGATACCTCTAGAGGTGACTTTGAAGATAGAGGTTCTGATTTATCAATTCCAGAAATCGAATTAGAATTGAAATCAGAACCAATCGTTGCTAAGACTCGTAAGTTAAAAGCAATTTGGACTCCTGAATTGGCGCAAGATTTGAACGCATACCACTCTGTTGACGCAGAAGCGGAATTAACTCAAATGTTGTCTGAATACATCTCTTTAGAAATCGACTTAGAAATCTTAGAAATGTTACAACAAAACGCTTTCACAACTGAATATTGGTCAGCTAGAGTTGGATATGATTGGAATGGTGCTGGTTTCTCAATTGATTCTAATGCGGCTGCAGCTTCTGCATACCAAAAGAATACTTGGTTCCAGACTTTGGGTATTAAATTACAAAAAGTATCTAACAAAATTCACCAATTAACAATGAGAGGTGGAGCTAACTTTGTAGTAGTTTCTCCAAACGTTGCAACTATCTTAGAATCAATGAACGGATTCTCTGCTAATCCAGGGAAAGACGCTTTATCATTCGCAGCAGGTGTAAGTAACATTGGACAAATCTCAAATAGATACGATGTTTACAAAAACCCGTATATGACTGAGAACGTTATCTTAATGGGATTCAAAGGTTCTAACTTCTTCGAAACCGGAGCAGTTTACGCACCGTATGTACCATTGATTATGACTCCATTAGTGTACGACCCAACTAACTTCACTCCAAGACGTGGTGTTATGACTCGTTACGCTAAGAAATTAGTAAGACCAGAATTTTACGGTAAAGTATTAATTGAAGGTTTAGAAACTCTTTAATCTTAACAGATTAGAGTAATTCAAAAGGGGTAACGAAAGTTATCCCTTTTTTTATTTTAATATAATATTTATAGTAGTAAAACTATAAATTATTAGAATATGTCTTTAAATTTAAAATGGCCTGGCAGTGGTTCTGTCATCTCTGGCTCAACTCCATTTGGTCTGTATGATTCGGATACCGATTTCAAAAACGATGGACCAAAAACAGCCGGATGGTGTGCAAAACGGTTAGGGTATCCGATTGTAGATGTTGAAATGATTGATGAGCAATTTTATGCTTGTTTTGAAGAATCGGTTTCTGAATATTCGGCACAAGTAAATCAATTTAATCTTCGTAATAATTTAGATATTTTAAGAGGACAACCGAAAGGAAAAGTTGCAAACTATTCACAAACATTGGTAGATGGCTCATTCTTACCAACTGCAATTCGTATGGCTCAACAATACGGTACATTGGCAGGAGTAGGTGGTAACATTTCAATTAAAAAAGCTTATATAAATTTAGTTCCAGAACAACAAATTTATAATATAATGAGTGCATCAGTAGATGTGGAAACCTCTGCATCTTTTGCAACATTATTTACAGGCAGTTCTACGATTGATGTAACTAGAGTATTTCACGAAGCAACACCCGCCATAACTAGATTTTTTGATCCATATTCAGTTGGGGCACAAGGAACTTTGAATTTAATAAGTGAATTGGGATTTGGAAGTTACTCACCTGCTGCACAATTCTTAATGATGCCTTTATATGAGGATGTATTAAGAATGCAACAAATTGAATTTAATGACCATATTAGAAAATCTGCACATACTTTTAATATAGTAGATAACAAATTAGAAATATTCCCAATACCAACGGAAGGTACATTATCAAAAATATATTTTGAATATATGAGTAGAGATGAATTTGAACACGATTCACAAACTATTCAATCAGATTCACTTTCGGATTATTCTGACATTCCATATGATTTTATTCAATATAGTAATATAAATGATGTTGGTAAACAGTGGATTAGAAAGTATACATTAGCTCTTTCAAAAGAATTATTAGGTGCAATTAGAGAGAAATATTCATCTATTCCAATTCCAGATGCAGAAATCAGTTTAGATGGTGCGGCATTACGAGCAGAGGCACAGGTTGAAAAAGATAATTTAATTACACAACTTAGAGAGAATTTGGAAGAGATGAGTAGAAAAAATATGATGGAAAACAAAACAAATGAATCTAATCATCATCAAGAAATGTTAAGAAAAGTTCCACTAAGATTATATGTAGGATAATATGCCAAAGTTCGTATCGGAAAGAGATGTTAATTTTTTCAAAAGTATAGCCAGAGAATTGGTAGATGTTGTTGTGCAGGTAGAAGTTGCACTATACAAATTAAATATTTACGAAAGTAAAATAAACATATACGGCGAATCTACTAATAAAACGTGGTATCAGGGAGTATCTTTATATGCAATGGTTGATAAAGATCCTGAAAATGTAGTATATGAAGGATTTGGTCCTGATAATTCTCAATTGATTACATTCAAATTTGACAAAGATTTATGTGAAGAAAAGGGTATATATCCGGAAATAGGTGATGTTATTATGTTTGATAACTCATACTATGAAATAGATAATACAAATGAAGTTCAATTTATTGGAGGACAACCATATAATAATTACAGTATAGTTTGTACTACCTTTATGACACGTAAATCAAACTTAAATATTACAGAAAGAGTAAGATAATGGCAAATAGAGAGATAATTAGACCAGAGTTAAACAGAGCAAATCAAACTAAATACGAAAAGGGGGATATAAGACAATCCATAACCCTATTTGATATTGATTATGCTATGATGACTTATTTGGAAGATGTGATATTGCCCGATTTAGAAGATGGTGATGGTAGTACCGTTAGAATACCTGTAATATATGGTAATTCAGAAAGATGGAACGGTGCTAGAAAAGAAGGTATTTATAGAGATATAAAAGGGCAGATACAATTACCAATAATGATGTTAAGACGTTCATCTATTTCAAAGGATGATACTATGCCGTTACTAAATAGACATCTATCATATCCGACAGTAACTAAGTTTAATAAAAATAATAGATATGATAGGTTTAGTATCTTAAATGGAACAAAACCATCATATGAGTTATACGATATTGCTATGGCAAACTACGTTGATATAAGTTATGAATGTATGTGTTGGACATCGTATACCGAACATCTTAATAAAGTAATTGAGCAAATTGAGCATTCAACGCAATATTGGGGAGATAAGGATAAATTTAAATTTAGAACGCTAATAAATGATTACAACATCACCAATGAGGTGGGGGAGAATAGTGAAAGAGTAAATCGGCTTGAATTTACACTAAATGTAAAAGCATATATACTTCCGGAAAAAACTGATGGTGAAAACTTAGTAAAAAAATCATTTTCTACAAAAAGAGTAGTAGTATCAACTGAAACAGATATAACTAGTGGAAACGGACGATTAGAGGGGTTATTAACTACACCATCACCATATTATGACAACAAAGATTTAATTGACTTTTTATCTTTAAATAACAGTAAAGCACAAAATCCTGTTTCAAATAATACTATTACCTTTACAGGAATAAAAGCAATAAAAACTCCATCACAATTAACATCAGTTGTAACATCGGGAATGACGTATGGTTCGGATGTATATGATATAAAATTATATATAAATGGTGTTAGAACATTACAATCTGGAAATTTTACAGTTGTAATAACTACCTCATCTATTGTAGTAACATTTATACCAGCAGGAACGGCAGATAGTAATGATGAAATTATAATAACTGGTAAATTTATAGATGTATAATGAAACGAAGCCTTTTAGATATAACACAAACTATAAGTAGAAAACCTGGAAACGCAATACTAACACCTTACAATTTAACAGATTCTACTTATTGGATTTTTGAAGCAAAAGGTTGGAGATTTAAATCCATTTTAAGAGAAATAGAATATAGAACTACACAAGATAGATTAAACATTCACATAAACACTCAAAATATAAGTGCAAGAGATTATATTGTAGAAGATGGACCTACTGGAATGTTAATAAAATTTATAAAATCAAATTTTGAATATATTTTAGATTCACAAGATTTTATAGAAATAAAAGGAGATATAGAAAATTATGCTTAATCAATTTTCATCAAATGCTAGAAAGTTAAATAGAATCATTCCAAAAGTTAATCCTAATAATTTGAATGATTCATTATATATTACTGCTAGTCTTTTGAATGTTGAATTACCATCATCTGCTTCTTATCAATCAAACACACGAAAAAATCCATATGGTCCAACTGTTATTAACACAAATAATATTAATGATAGTTTATATATAACTGCAAGTTTGGAAAATATAGAATTACCATCATCCGCTTCTTATCAATCACATACCCGTTCTAATCCAAATCCAATAAAAGTTGTAAATAACAAAACAATTATATCGGATTTCCATCAAGAAATATTTGAACATAGTGTAAGATATGTACAAAAAAATGTTGATGTATTTAACAATAATTTAAATACATTAACAATATATAGTGCCAGTTTAGATTATGGTACAGAAGGTGCAAATTCGGATAATTTTGAAATATTAGTATTTGGATTACAGATACCAGGTGATTATACTATAAAAGAAATTGGACAAAATGTAGTAATAACTTTAAATGATGAGTATATAGATTTTGATAATACAACTATTAATGATATTTATGTTATAGGTAAATTTAAATAAATGGCAAACTTAATAAGATTAAAACAAATAGAGAGTGGTTCTGCATTAAGTACCGCAGCATCAGTTGGACAAGACTTTAGTCAATCGGTATTTGAAATTATAGATGGAGCAGGACTTATTTCGTCATCTGCACAAGTTTTATTAATATCAGCATCAGGATATAACCAATTAGCAACAGACTTAGAAGTATCAGTAATAAGTTCTTCAATTGCGGCAACCATTAATGTAGTTGCAGCAGGAACGGGATTTGTAACAACCGGTTCATTTAATTCATATACTGCATCATTAGGAAATACATTTGCAACCGATGTAGAGGTTTATCAAACTGCATCTGCTATTATAGACCAAGGAGAGTTTTAATAATTAAAAGTTATACTTATAGATAATAAAGTAAAATAAGAACAATATAGATGGCTCAATTAATACAACATAAAAGAGGTAGATTAGAAAGGTTATCCATAATAACGGGTTCTTTACAAAAAGGAGAAATCTTAATTGTAACCGGTTCATCTAATATTACATCTTCAAATGGTTCATCTATACTATTTGCAGCAACTGAAAGTGGTTCGGTTCAAGCTACCAATAGATTTATAATAGGTAGTTCAGCACCAAATGTATTTCCGGCATCTACTTATGGTGGTTTAGTAAATGGAGTTCCTTATTACGATAGTGGTAGTGGAACTTTATATTTGTTAGGAAACGATGGTAATACTCCAATCAACTTAACAGGTAACATTAGTAATTTTAGTTCATCGGTTGCAACATCATTTAGTGCAAGTAATTCAACTTTAAATAGTTTAAGTTCTTCTATTTCCCAATCCATCGTTGATATTGTAAGTGCATCATTGAGTAGTTCATTATCAGTTATAGCAACGGATATAGAAGTTGCAATTGTTAGTGCATCAATATCATCATCTCAAGCATTAATATCTTCTTCTATAAGTTCTTCAATAGCATCAACTTTAAGTGGAAGTGCGGCATCGGTTACAAGTTTGAGTTCATCGGTTAGTGCAAGTTTAGCATCAATAAATCAAAGTATAGCAGCTAATACGGGTATATTTATTCAAACAGGTTCAGCTTACACAACTACCAACAATATAGAAATTACAGGTAGTTTAAATGTAAGTGGAACAATCAATCCAGATAACGTAACGGTTGGTATTCCTACGGCAAATGCATGGCAAAGTAATTTGAATGGTTCTTATTTTAATAATTTCACATCGGAAACAAATGTATCTGAAATACTTCGTTTTGTAGCAGGATTATTATCAGCATCAGCGCCGGATGCATCACCAAATACAAGAACATTAAGTTCAGTAACGGCAACTGCACAAAACACAACA